TGGCGGCGGAGGCGGTGGTGGACCTATACTTGAATCGCAGATTGTTATCAGTCAGAACTACACGCTGACCAGCAACACAAACGGGTTTAGTGTTAGCCCAGTAACAGTTGCCGCAGGATATGCAGTAACAGTACCTACCGGACAAGTCTGGGCAATTTGGAATACTTAAATGAGCGCAATCAAACTTCAAGGCAATGCAAGCGGGGCTGGAACCCAGACTTTACAGGCCGCTGCAACTGCTGGAACGCCAGTGGTCACTTTACCGGACACAACCGGAACGCTAATTGTTACCGGTGGGGACTTTGGAACCCCTTCAGCGATTGTGCTGACGAACGGTACGGGGTTACCTCTTACTACTGGTGTTACGGGGATTCTTCCGGTTGCGAATGGTGGCACTGGAGTTACAGCGTCTTCTGGCGCAAGTTCGGTAGTTTTGCGCGATGCTAACGGCAACATCACTACCAACGCCACGTTTAACGGGTTTACAAGCGTCGCTGCGTCTGGCACTACGATTACGCTGACGGCGGCATCAACGCCTGTATATAACGTCACGGGTTCTGGCGGACAAGTTATTCAGTTGCCAAACGCAACGACACTGTCAAACGGCGCAATCTTTTCATTTAACAATAACCAATCTAGCGGCGCAATTACTGTTAATAATGCTTCGTCTACGCTGATTGTTTCTGTTCCGTCTGGCGGGTACGTAACCGTTGTTTTGTTATCAAATGCAACATCTGCTGGAAGCTGGGACAGGCACGATCAGACTCCGAGCAACACGTCGTGGTCAACAAATACACTTGACTATCCCGGTTCTATTACCTCAGCAACGTGGAACGGGGTTGCAATAGCCGCAAACAGGGGCGGCACTGGTGTAGCGAACAACTCAGCCAGCACGATTACGATTTCTGGGGCATTTGGCACAACGCTTACTGTTTCCGGCACAACCGCTGTTACGCTCCCTACGACGGGGACACTGGCAACTTTAGCCGGAACCGAGACGTTTACCAACAAGACGTTAACAAACCCAACGGTTACGAACTACGTTGAGACGCTGTACTCGGCCAACACCAGCACGGCAATCACCGTGGACTTGGCAAACGGCACGGTTCAAAACTTGACGTTGACTGGTAACGCCACGATTACGATGCCTACTGCGGTGGCTGGCAAGTCATTTATTATCATCTTGTCTCAGGACGCTACTGGAAGCAGGACTGTCACTTGGTCTACGGTTTCTTGGCCTTCGGCCACCGCCCCAACCATTACCAGCACTGCGAGCAAAAAAGACATTTTCTCGTTCTTTTCTAACGGCACAAGTTGGTTTGGAACAACAATCGGACAGAACTACACATAATGTTTGCTGCTTCTAAATCAGGTAAAGCTGCGGCTGGTGGTGGCGGGGCAACCGACCCCTCTTTTGCCTATGTCCCGCTCTTGTTGAATACAGGCACTACCAACGGCCAGCAGAACAACACGTTTTTAGATTCCAGCACCAACAACTTTACCATCACCCGCAACGGCACACCGACGCAGGGTTCGCGCACTCCGTATTGGCCGAATGGGCAGTGGAGTAATTATTTTAATAATAATTATTTGAGCGTATCCAACAACGCCGGGTTCGATTTTGGGGCAAACAGTTTTACAATTGAAGCGTGGGTTTTCTTTAATAACTTTTCTTCGGCAAACGGAAACGTTGTAGTCTCAAAGGGTGCTGTTAGTTCAATTGGAGCAGATTTTTATTCACTGCAAGCATCTTCATCCGGAGTTATTAACTTTTTCTTTGGGTCGGGTAGCCCGCTTCTTAGTGGCGCAACCCTTGTTGTTAATAGGTGGTATCAACTAGCTGTTACAAGATCAGGAAACAACTTTACTTTATGGGTTGACGGGGCTTCTAGTGCAACTGCAACCTCTAGTGCTACGCTTTCCGCTGGTGGGCCGTTAATCATTGCTTCACAGAGCTATTCTCCCGGGGCTGCTGATCGTTCACTTTATGGATATATATCAAACCTTTCCATATTGAATGGAACTGCTAAATCATCATTCACTTTAACCTCGCCATTAAGCACAAGCACCACAAACCAAACCCTTTTAACTTGTTACAGCAACAGGTTCATTGACGCAAATACCGCAACAACCGCAAAGACAATCACAGTAAACGGGGCCCCCAGCGTCCAAGCATTCCAGCCGTTCTCCCCAACGGCATCGTACACCACTGCGCTGTATGGTGGGAGCGGGTATTTTAATGGCAGTACGGATTATTTGACGTACAACCAGACATTTGCGCTAGGGACAAACAATTTTACTTTAGAGTTTTGGTTAAACATTCCTGTGGATGTTGCATACCCAACCAATTATTGGTTATGGGGTTGGAGAACTGGTGCAGTTAGTTGCCCCGCATTATATCTCGCCGGAGTATCTGGCGGTGGCAATACGCTGGTTTTTTATGGTGGTTCGTTATCAAACCCTAATGCAATCCCAACCAATACTTGGACGCACGTTGCTATTGTTCGATCTGGTTTGGGAACAAACAACTTAAAAATGTACATAAACGGAGTACAAGTCGCTCAATCATCTTCAACCCAAAGTTTTACATACACAGGAACTCAGCCGGTTGGAGCAAACCCATCTGGTGACGGCGGTTTATATCCTTCCAACGTATATTTTTCTAATTTCCGCATCGTCAACGGCACGGCGGTCTATACAGCAGCATTCACGCCACCAACCTCGCCGTTAACTGCAATCACAAACACGGCGCTCTTACTCAATTTCACCAACGCAGGAATCTACGACGCCGCCGTGCAGAACAACGCGATTACGGTTGGGGATGCTCAGGCCAGCACCACGCAATACAAGTGGTCGCCAACAAGCATGAAGTTTGATGGTACTGGAGATTATCTCAGTGTCAGCGCGGGTTCCCCACAAAGTTTAACTTTTGGAACCGGGGACTTTACAATTGAGTTTTGGGTTTACTTTACGAGCAACACTGGGCAGCAATGTTTATATGACGGAAGGGCCGCTGCTGGATCGTATCCGCTTTTATACACAAATGCTGGAGTTATTACTTACTATGTTGGTGGCGCCCCAGCAATTACCAGTATTCAACCGTCAACAGGCGTTTGGTATTTTATGTCTTTGATTAGAAGCAGCGGCACCACGCGGTTTTTTATTAACGGTACGCAATCTGGTGGCAGCTACTCCGACTCTACTAATTACTTAGCACCGCCAACATCTGGTGCTAGGGTGGGGGCAAATTACAGCGGCGGCGATTTTTTGTTTGGTTACATTCAAGATTTCCGAGTTACAAAAGCCGCTCGTGCCGCCACTCCTATCCCAACCGCAGCATTCCCAACGAGGTAACCATGCAAATCGCTAACCAAGACCTCATTATCAAAGACCACACTGAGTGGTTCCCCAACACAAGTTTCGGTGAGCGTGGGCCGTCTGTGGATTGGATCAAGTCCGAGGGCTATTACGTCATCACGGTGTGGAAACCCTACGACCACGCAACAGAGAAGCTGGTACCAGCCGCGCCTCACCTGCATGAAGATATGTGCTGCATTGTTGACGTAGAGCCACTTACCCAAGAGGAGCTTGACCAGCGCGTAGTGACTCAGTGGCAGGTAATCCGTACCCAGCGCAACCAGATGCTCAAGGACACCGACTGGACCCAAGTAGCAGACTCTCCGGTTGACAAAACAGCGTGGGCGGTGTACCGTCAGGCATTACGCGATATTCCAACTCAGGCTGATCCGTTTAATATTACGTGGCCCGATCAAAATGGCTAAATCTCCTGCATGGCAAAGGGCAGAAGGAAAGGACCCCAAGGGGGGTCTGAATGCGAAGGGACGCGCGTCCGCGAAATCACAAGGGATGAACTTAAAGCCCCCCGCCCCGAAACCAAAAACGAAAGAAGACGCCGGGAGAAGGAAGAGCTTCTGTTCGAGAATGGAAGGCATGAAGTCGAAACTTACTTCAGCGAAAACAGCCAAAGACCCAAACAGCCGGATTAACAAAAGCCTGAGGAAGTGGGCATGTTAAACACAAAACGTGACTGGGGAAGAGTTCCCAAAGCTCCTGACGGGCAGGGAAGATATCGTTGTAGCAAATGCAAAGAGTGGAAACTTCCAACCGCGTTTAATAAAAACAAGACCCAAACTTCGGGCTTGTCGTATGCGTGTAAATCTTGCACAAAAGTAGAAGTGCGTAAGTACAACCTACCCGCAAAGTATGGTATATCTGCGGCTCAGTTTGCTGAAAAACTTTTGGCGCAAGGCGGAAAATGTGCATGTTGCTCCGTAGCGTTTGATATCGAAGGAAAAATATTAGACCGCCCTTGCGTAGACCATAACCACATCACCAATGAAGTTCGTGATTTGCTGTGCAGTCGGTGTAATTTGGCGGCTGGAAATGTGGGTGACAGCTCTTCTCGTGCTGAACAGTTGATGTCATACTTGAAAAAGTGGGACTGCTGAGATGAAAAAAATTAAACGCTATAGAAAGGGCGATATTGTTGACGTAGCTCCAGATGATTCTGGTGGCGGCGGTGGGGGGGCTGGAGTAAGCCAAAGTGGTGGCAATCTGTCAGAACCCTCTATGTTAGACAGATATTCGCAATTACGAAACGAATACCCTATAGCTTCCACTTTAGTTGATATGTCCCCGTTAGGGCCTGCTACAGCAGTGGGCGATGCAATGGTCAGCGCTAAAAAAGGAGATTATGGGGATGCTGCGCAAAATCTTTTATATGCTATTCCCGGAGCACGGCCCCTGCGAAATTTAGTTGCCGCTGGCGGGATTGCTAAAAATTTATACAACGCGGCTACCGACTATAAAAAAGGTGGGAAGATTCCAACTTTTAAAAAAGGTGGGTCTGTTAAACCAGCTTCTCGTGGCGATGGTTGTGCCCAGCGCGGAAAAACAAAGGGTAGGTTTGTCTGATGGAACATACTATTTGGAACGCAGTTCTTTCGGTAGGTATTAGCGTTGCGGGATTCTTCCTCAAGAGCGTCTTCGACGAGGTAAAACGCCTTCAAGTACTGATTAACAAGACCCGCGAAGAGATTGCCAAAGAGTATGTGACCAAGACACAACTAGACGCAGACATCAACCGCATCTTTGACCGCCTTGATCGTCTTGAAAGTAAGATTGATCGGCTTATGGAGCAGCACAAATGAGAAAGCTCAAAAAATTTAAGCGCTACGATGAAGGCGGAGCCGTAGGCGCAGGTTCGGGCGATCCGTTTTCATACACGGATTTTAGCAACCGTGCTCGCAATCTAAGGGAGCCGTCTAAAGCTGCTCCGATTGAAGAGCGTAAACCCCCAAAAGCCGAACCCGCAAAGGAAACCAAGACTGAAACGGCAGCGGAACCTGCTGAGACTAAGCCTGTTGAAACCGGTCGCGGAAAAATAACTAGCACCCCCACGATGACTGATGAAGAAAGTCGCGCGGACTCTGATAAAGGCGCGGCACCTAGCAGCTCTACTACTACCGGAAACTCTAAAAAAGCAGAAGCGTACCGTCAGTCTTTGATGCCGGTAAACAAGCCCAAACCCAAGCCACCAGCCCCAGCCCCTGCCGCTGAAAAAACCCCAACCGCCCCTGCTAAAGCTCCCAGAGCCGCCAGCCCGGATGAGATCCCCGGTACGGATGTAGAAACCCCATACAAAGGGGAGAAGATTCAGAACTCCGGGCAGTTTGCCCAATCCGCAATGGCTGCTTTTCCAGCTTTGCGTGGCGTGGGTGCCGGTGTTCGTGGGGCTATGGGTCTAGGTCGAATGCTTGAGTCCGCTCCCAAAGCTGAAGGAAAAGGAACAGGTAAATTTCCCGAAGAAAAACCGGAGATTACCGTACCTAGGACTCCCGCAGTTGAGCGAAAAGCTAAGGTTGAAGGGCCCCCTGCGTCCGCAGCAGCGCCAAAGCCAAAAACACCTGCGGAACAGATGGGCGTACGGGAAACTAAACCGATGCGTGACGCGCGTGAAGCTAAGGAGAAGTTTGAAGCCGCTGGCAAAAGCGCTAAAGAAGCCGCTGATAAGTCTTCCAAAAATGCTGCTGATGAAGTGGCAGCAGAGGCAGCTAAGCGTGCAGCATCTAAACGCCAAACTCCAGACAACAGGCGCTTCCCAAATAAAGGAAGTGCTACTACCGGTCGCCCCAAAGCCAGCGGGGAAGTTAGAGCTACGGGTAATAAGTTTAACAAGCCGGTGGGTGAGAAACGTGGTCCAAAGACCGATGAAGTGCTTGAACGGGAAGGACTTTCGGCCAAAAAAGGCGGCAAGATTCCAGCCTTTAAGAAAGGCGGTCTGGTCGGTCGTGGTGACGGTTGCGCCCAGCGTGGCAAAACCAAAGGCAGGATGGTGTAATGCCTAGCCACAGCAAGAAACAGCACAACTTTATGGAGGCGATTGCTCACTCGCCTTCATTTGCTAAGAAAGTTGGCGTTCCTCAGTCGGTGGGCAAAGACTACGCAGAAGCTGATAAAGGTCGCAAATTTTCTAAGGGTGGTGACATGGCTGAATCCAAAGCAATGATTGGCAAAGAATTGTCCTTCATGAAAAAGAAGGGCGCTCCAGCCTCTATGATCAAACACGAGAAAGCGGAAGCTAAAGGCTACAAAAAAGGCGGCTCGATTGACGGCTGCGCTCAGCGTGGCAAGACCAAACTCAAGCGCGGCGGTATGTGCTGATGTTAGCCAGCCGTGGGATGGGCAAAATTGACCCATCCAAAATGCCCGGTAAGAAGAAGATCACCCGCAAGGATGATCCGAATCAGGTAGCCATGTACGCTGAAGGCGGGCATGTTGGTCTGTACGACAACATTAACGCCAAACGTAAACGTATCGCCCAAGGCTCTGGTGAGAAGATGAGGAAGCCCGGAGCCAAGGGCGCTCCTTCCAAGCAAGACTTTATCGACTCTGCTAAGACGGCGAAAAAATGACAGTATCCGGGGTCGCCAACTTTGACATGAACTTCACGGAACTCGCTGAAGAAGCGTTTGAACGTGCAGGGCGTGAGATGCGCTCCGGTTATGATCTTCGGACGGCACGACGTAGTGCCAATATCATGATGGCTGAGTGGGCTAACCGTGGTATCAACATGTGGACGATTGAGTCTGGCTCAATCCCTTTGGTCCAAGGTACGGCAACGTACAACCTACCGGCGGACACGGTAGACCTGCTAGAGCATGTAATCCGTACGGGGTCAGGCAACTCTGCTACTCAATCAGACCTAACGATCACCCGGATCAGCGTATCGACATACGCAACTATCCCAAACAAACTTAGCCAAGCGCGTCCAATCCAAGTCTATATTGACCGTAAACAAGAAGTTCCGACTATCACCGTCTGGCCTATTCCAGACCAAGGCCCAAGCGGAAGCCCCTACTACACATTTGTCTATTGGCGGCTACGTCGGATGGACAACATCGACACGGGTAGCAACACGGCTGATGTGAACTTCCGTTTCTTACCCTGCCTTACCGCAGGACTGGCTTACTATATAGCCATGAAGATCCCAGAAGGGGCACAGCGTCTTGATATGCTGAAGACCGAATATGAGTATCAGTGGGGGTTAGCGGCTTCTGAGGACCGGGAAAAAGCAGCGGATCGTTTCGTACCTAGACAGTATTTTATCGGTAGCAGCTAATGAGTAATCGGTTCGCCTCTGGCAAGATCGCTATTGCCGAATGCGACATGTGCGGGTTTCGGTACAAGTTAAAGGATCTCAAAAAGCTAGTAGTTAAGACGAAGCTAGTCAACATCAAGGTCTGCCCTCAGTGTTGGACGCCGGATCAGCCACAGCTACAGCTTGGTATGTATCCGATTGACGATCCTCAGGCACTGCGGGAACCTCGTAAAGATCTTAGTTACTATCAGTCTGGTACAAACGTGATTGGGTTTCCGTCAGAAGGCAGTAGAATTTTTCAGTGGGGTTGGAATCCAGTTGGCGGATCTAGGGGGTTTGATGATCCTTTGACGCCAAACTACTTGGTTGCAACGACATACGTTGGTACAGTAACGGTTACGACATCATAGGAGTCCGTGATGGACAAGAAAGAAGTT